GGTCAATGCCACACGCGTGGCGAAGGCAACCTGCTTCTGAGCAGCACCAGTGGTAGCGGTCAGCGCGGCGATAGCGCCTCGAACATCAATGCCCATTGCACTCCCCTTTGCAGTCCATTACAGGCGAAGTGAGCAACCCTGTAAGGCTAGGAGCCTTATATTTACTTGGGTTTAACAGGGATAACAGGGTTAACGTAGGTTGTATCTCACGCACGAGGCTTAACTTAAATGCGATGGCAAAATCGCACAGAATGGAATCACTCGTGTGCGTACGCGTTGGGCATGCAAACCCTGTTAACCCTGTTAAACCCGCATGGATACTACGTTTCAGAAGCACAGGGTTAGGCGTGCGGACGTACGACCGTGTTAAGTTCAAGGCGATCATCTGTTCTCCACGCGGATATCAGCCAGGTCTCGGAATGTCTGGCACTGTTTGCTCAACGTGTCGGTGCTCTCGCTTTCGACATGGAAGACCGTAAGCAGCTGCTTCCTCACGCCGACGTGTACCCACTGGCGGCTCTTGGGAACGCGCTGGGCAATCAGCTCGGAGAACTTGGTCAATGACATGGATCGAAAACCAAAGCGGTTGCAATACCGCGAATAGACGACATACAGGTCTTCGGACAAGCAGCAGCAATACGGCACAGACAGGTCTTCAGCTTTCCATGAAAGGTAGAAGGCCTCCCAATCGGGGCGCCCGAAGTTGATGACCCGCTCTTTCGATGGTGTCATCAGCGGCTTCGTGTGTTCGTTGAACGAACCCACGTCATATTCCAGCAGGAAGGCGTAGAACGCCTCGATCAGTCCACGGTCAAGCAGCGCCTTGATCTTCTCCAGCAGTTCCTCCCCGGGGTGCACGCGGGCCTCGACAACGAGGAATCGACGGTCCTCCGGCTCGATCGGCACGGCCTGAAACTCGTTTGACAGCATCACGCAGTTCAGGTGGTTGGCCTCCGTGCGGTCGTCCTTGAACTTTTGAGTAATCGACGCATCGCGGCCGGTGATCATGTGCTTGATCACGCCGAAGTGGCTGTACTTATCCTGCCGCGAGAGAATCTCTTCGAACACGACGTACAGCTTCTGTGACCGCCAGGTGGTGAACGTCGCTTCTAGCTGATGCTGGCCACCGGTGGCGCCGGCGGCGCCGTAGATCGGTTTGATGATGCCTTCGAAGAACAGGCTCTTTCCAGTGCCTTGCTTCTCCCCGAAGAAGAGCAACGCTGTCTGCATCTTCGCGCCCGGGTGCTGCAACGGATAGGCCAGCCAGCTCAGCACCCAGCGGAACACCTCATCGGCGTTTTTCTCATGCGAGCACAGGTTGTAGAGCAGCTGCAGCACCAACTCGACGTGGGCCTCGTTCTTCTTTGGCGTGAGAGGGAAGCCCTGGAACATGTTGATGTGGGTATCCAGATCAACCTTTTGCGTGGGATCGAACACCAGCTTGTCGAGGTCGACCTCGCGCCGCATCGGGTGTTTCAGCCAGCGCGACGATAGCTCAATGCCGCGCGCGAGCGTCATAGCGTCATAGCCGAGGATCGAGCGATTGTAGGCATCCCAAACCGTCTTGGTGCCGTACAGCAGCGTGTAGCGGTCCAGCATCATTACGATGTGATCCTCCCCCGCCCCCCCGTCTTCTACGGCGACGCCGCGTATGATGCGCGGAAGGTCGCGTGGGCTGATAGTACGGCGGCCGCCGTGGGCCGCCCAACTCTTTGCAGCGTCCTTGCCGACCATGTCCACAAACGCCGCGCGCTTCATGCGCAGCTTGTTCAGGGAGTCCCACACATCGGTGGAGCCTTGCACCAAGGCGCAATGCGAGAGCGCCCAGCTCAGCGTGAAAATTCCGCTCATCACTGCCGGCGCTTCACCTTCGGAGGGGGGCGGGGAACCTTCTGATTCGGCCGACAGCTCCGCGTGCAATTTCGTCGCGCAGCTTGCATCAGGAGCTGCTTCACACGGCGGCGCCAGCGGCTCAGAGGGTGCGGGAGAATCTAGCACCGAGGCGTCTGTGGCGCTCAACAGTCGCTGAACAGTCGGCCCCAGCTGTGCCCGCACAACTTCGATCGATTCCTCGACGTGCAGGTCATTGAAGTCGGTCCACTTATTCTCGCCGCGATCCGCGAAAACCGGATAAACCACTTCGGCATTCCCAACCTCACGCGCAGACGCCCGGGCCGACGCTATACCGGCGTTCTCAAACTTCCACCGGCGCATCCGACGCCCGCAACGGACGTCCGCCTCGATGTAAGGTGTCCCGTTGGGATCGGTCCGGTGCCAGGCCCGGACAGTTACCCGGTCATCGCCCGTCGTCAGGCAAACGTGATCAAGGCCGTCGATTGCCGGCGGCGTCGCGACGTCGAACTCTTCAAGCAGGTCGCGTGCGTACCGTTGGTGTATCTGCCAATCATCGTCGGCGAAGAACAGCATCACCGCGTCAGGGAAGTCGGCGCGCAGCTGGCGCGCGACGGCAGCCAAGTTTCCGGCGTTGAAGGCGACCATCAAGGGAAGCGCTTCATCAGTCGCGATGCGCACCGACTGGCCGGTCGCGTAGCCTTCGGCCAAGCCGATCAGGCGGGTGCTAGCGTCGATGTTCCCCAGCAGGCATGCTGCGCCGATCATATCGGCGCCCGTGTTGAATTTCTTGCTGCCGTCCGGTGCTATCTTCTGGACGCTGGTGATTTCGGGGCGGCCCTCGCGCTTGTACTTGCGCGCCGGGATCAGCAGCACACCATCGGCAGTGACGCGAGCAAAGGCGCCACCTACCCGCTTTCGCTTCAAGTAAGCGATTTCTTCAGGATTGGCAATCGCCTTGGCCATCGCCCACTGGCCGCGTGCGCGCCCTGCGGCAGCGGCCGCGATGCGCTCTTTGCGCTCCCGCTCCTGTTTGTCCAGCTCAGCCTGGCGCCGCTCAAATTCCGCCTTCTCGGCATCGGTGATGCCGGTCCAGTCGAACGTCACCGAAACTGTGCCGGGGTCACGTCCATGCCATTGGCCGAATGAGCCGACGATTTGCTGCTGGCCGTTGTCCAACGTGATTTCACGCAAGCGATACCAGGCCTTCTTACCACCTTTGCCGAAGCGATGAATCTTGCCGTTGCGGATCGGCAGGCCGTCACCAGGCATTGCTGGCAATCCGTGGCCCCGCATCTCAGCGATCAGGTCATCGAGTGTCATGCTTCTGCAGCGTCCGTACCTTGAGCCGTAAACAGTGGCGCTTTAGGGATTTTTACTGACATTGAAACTCCTACCTTGTTATTGCTCTACAACTTATTAAAAATCCCACACCCAAAGCGAAACCATGGACTGATCAGTGATCAGTGCCGCCGCGACCGCGCTTACGATGGCGAAACACTTGGCGAAGACTGTTATCGGACTTAGAGACTCCAATCAAATCAGCCTGACAGTCTCGCAGGCGACCTTTATTCATTGCACGCACCGACCTGAGTTGATGGATCAGGCGCGCGCGCGTCGCTCGGCGCCAGAAGGCACTGTGCAAACAACTGCTCTGCATGCCTTTGTTGGACCGAAGCGGCGCCCAGTGGCAGCACAATCGAGACGAAATCAGAATTGTGGCTTGATGCTCTCTTCGTACTGCACTCACACGGCGCAGCGTAGTCAACCGTCAGAATGAGCATCCCCGGCTGAATCTGACCGTGGTCGAAAACACCGAAGGTGGAATTGAAAGCCGCCCTAATCTTTTCGAGTCGATATCGGATAGTGCGCGCGAGCCGCTGCAGCACGTTTTGGCGACGATGCCGGCTCCGATAGAAAGCGATGCCCAGTCCGCCGAACGGCGACTTGACCCTACTGACGCGGCGTGTACACATGGCTTCTTTCCTCACTTCGTGGTCATACCTTTGATGCGCGCGGCCATCGCGTGCAACGCCTGGACCGTGCTGTAGACCGCAGCCTCGATTTTCTTCATTTCGTATGGATCAATTCGTCCGTCGGCAAGTGCGGCATGCACCTCGGCACCGACTTGCCCGCTCGCGATCCATACCTGCGTGAATGCCTCGACGATAGCGGTCTCGGACGGTGCCGCGCCGGCTTCGACTTGCACAGCAACGTGGCCATGGTTCTGCGCCAAGGCGTGCAGCACGGCGAAGTTCCCGCTCAGTGCCATTACGTGGTCGGCATCGGCGAGCGTCGGCTTGTTGTGCTCGAAATTCGGGTTCGCCTTATTGCGCAGCACCGCTGGGACAATCCCCATGCGGGCGGCAAGCGCCTCACAGCCGCCGGGGTAGCTATGAACTGTAGAGTGGAAGGCGTCGAGTGCATTCATGCGGTCATCCGTTAAAAATATGCAAGATTAGTTAAAGGCAAATGGGATACTTCAGTCTCTTAATCGAATAACCAGACGAAATTAATTCCAAAGTGCAACTTTTTAGGCGCAAAAAAGCCCTCTGCACTTACCGAGGGGATGGTCACATCGTGCGATCGCTCGGCCGCTCTTCCGACGGGAGTTCCGACGACGGGCTAAATGCATCCGGCTTCGCTAATTTGAGAAACATCAGCCGGGCAGGAGGTATTCCGTTGTTAATCCACTGAGATACCGCCGCCGGAGTGATCTCGCACAGCGCCGCTACCTTCGCGCCGCCGCCCAGCCGTTTGATTACCGTTCGTGTGTCCATGGACAAATATTAAGTCAACTTCACTTTAAAGTAAAGCCAACTTTACACTAAGATTGTTAAGCTAGCTAAATGAATTCCAACCTACTTTCCGAACGACTTCGCTGGGCAATTGACCGCAAG